TGGTAATGGCTAAGCTTGACAAATCAAAGATGAAGTGTAACTCACCTAAGTCTACACCTGACCATAAGACTAAATCACATGTTGTCAAGGCATGTTATGATGGTAAAGAAAAGATCATTAGGTTTGGACAGAAGGGTGCCAAGGGTAGCCCTGATGGCACAGCTAGGAACAAAGCATTCAAAGCTAGACACAAAAAGAATATAGCTAAGGGTAAATCCTCAGCTGCATACTGGGCAAATAAGGTGAAGTGGTAGATGTTCTTAGCTGCAGTACTTGCCTGTGCTACCTTTGAAGCTACTACCTGTGTGGTGGTAGCCAATGAGGGTAACATTTGGTACACCCGTGAGCAATGTGAAGCAGATGCCGTTAAGATGGCTGGTATTATAATAATCAATGGACACTACGCTGTACCTAAGTGTTTTAAAGTAGGAGATAATGCATAATGAGTTTGTACGAAAACATCCATGCTAAACGTAAGCGTATAGCCGCTGGATCAGGTGAGAAGATGAGGAAAGTAGGCTCCAAGGGAGCACCTACAGCTAATAACTTTAAACAGGCGGCTAAGACAGCAAAGAAAAGGAAGAAGTAATGGCTTACGGTAAAAGTAAAGGTAACACTAAAAGGAAACCAGCACCAGAAGGCTCTCACTACATGCCCAACGGTAAGCTGATGAAGGACTCAGCTATGAAGACTAAGAAAAAGGGAAAGAAGTAATGACCACTAGTAGAATAGCAACACAAGCAATGCTCAATAAACATAATGCCACCGTGGAAGGAGCCGCCAAAAAGTATAAGGATCGTGGTTCACATGGCATGAAAGCATTTCGCAAGGAAGAAGCTGCTGCCCTTAAAAAGTTTGGTGAAGACCGCCGTAATGTAGAACTGTACGGTAAAGATGCTATGAAGGGCAAGGGCTTCGCTACTACGGGGCGTCCTAAGGCAGTCAACGCTAACAAAAAACGAAAGAAATAAGTAAAGCCCCTTGGATTTCTCCTTGGGGCTTTATTCTATTCCATCTCTGTAATGAGTTTGTCTAAGTACCAACGGGCTTTCTTTAGGTCTTCTATTGGCTTGCCCTTGTACCTGTACCTATGCATGTACTTCTTAGCGTTGCCTTCTAGGTAGCCTAGGTACATCATGGCATCCATGTTGTCCTTCATATAGTCAATACATTCTATCTCACCATTACCGTAGTGTGGTGGCTGGTTTACTACGTCAGTCATAAACTCTCCTTCATAAATACTTTGACCCACTGGGCGCATATGTCACTACGTACAATATCATCCACACCAAACTCAATGATAGGTATAGGCAACATGTATTTCTTAGCTAGGTGAATAACCTTGGACAGACCATCAGCTTCTTTAAGGTCTGACTGCTGTACATCACCATTGAGTACGATGGTAGACCCTTCACCTACCCTTGTCAATAGCATCTTAAGCTCATGGGTGGTAATGTTCTGTGACTCATCTACAATTATGAAGGCATTATCGAAGCTACGCCCACGCATAAGAGCAAGAGGTGCCATCTCAATGTTGCCATTCTTGATGCCAGTTTCAACTGTTCCTTTTCCAAGGTGCTTCTCCAATACGTCTAACACAGGCAATGCCCAAGGCATAGTCTTCTCTTGTAGGTCACCCTTTAAGAAGCCTAACTCCTTGCCTACTGCTACGTGAGGACGGGTTATGACAACCTTATCTATCTGTTTCGTAGTGTAGAGATCAGCTGCAAAAGTTGCTGTGACATACGTTTTACCCGTACCTGCAGGCCCAAGTACAAATATTTGATTGCTGTTTGAAAGAGCATCTACAAAATCCTTTTGTTTACCTGTTCTAGGGACAAGACCTGATGTTTTCTTAGAGTCTGACCCTTTGTAATTTGTCTTACGTCTTGTTCGAGTAGGCTTACTTAGTGGTTCAATGTTATTCATGTGGTACCTCAAGGATGTGTGAGCTATGCTCAAGAAGAAACTCTACTGGTATCATAGCAGCCAAGTCTGATCTTCCTTTCCTAGTATTCAATCCCCAGATACCCCTGTAGTGTTCCTTACACTTATCTTCTAGTATGGAGTTGACTACCTCAGGGTTAACAAGAACGAAACTATCTTCAAGCCTGAATGCAATGTGTCGATTGACACCATTGGGTGTACCCCAACCCTTATTGCCAGTAACATTCTTAAACTCCCACCAATGAATAGAGTAGTCTAAGGGGCCATACCTATACTGACGCTTAGGTGCCTTAACATCTATCTTGCCTAGTTCTTTGTCAAGTATATCCCAATGCTCATGTATGTCTTCTTTTCTTTCAGCCCTTCTTACAAAGTTGTCACCACGTAAACTAATAAACTCCTGTTCAGTTGCAGTCCCTTCAGTAAAAGAACTCTTGTATTTTGTTTGCGCTGTGGTCATCAATGTATCCTATCTATTAATTGGGTGAGCAGTTTAGGCACATGCTTAGGTGAAAGTGTTAGTCTACTGGCTGAACAACCTCAGGTTCAGTAAGATCAGTAATTTTTGTTTGTATCCCTGTTGCTGCTGTACCTAAGAAGAGTACTACGATGGGTACTATGATTGCTGCTGATAAAAAAGTCAAGTGTTATTCCTTTATACTAAGTCTACGATTTCACAGGAGTCACCAGAACATGCTAGTGTCTGGCTACCTGCAGTGTTGTCTTCTTTCTCATAGTCAGATAGTTCCTCCCAATTAATTTTGTCTGGCATACATGCTAGTAATGTTTCATAGTCAGTCTTACTACAGTCTTGGTAAGGTGCCTGTTGGTATGTGTGCTCATTGAAAGGTAGAAATGACACACCAGACATCTCATCAAAGTTTTTATACACAAAGTCTCCTACTTCAAACCACTCATCATTTTTAACATTTATAGTTACCGATGGCTTATGCTCACACCATGCACGTTGGTAAGCTAACCACATCTCTAGCTGTTCAATGGCAGTCATGTCAGCAGTAACTACTGCGTTAGGTGGTGACTTCATAGGAAAGCTAAACACTGTAGTCTGGTCAGACTTCATTACGTCAGGTTCGTTAGGTATCTTTTGATCCTTCATAAACTGTGTCAGTGGGTCTTTATTGTCACCACGTACAGTGCGAATATAATAGGGTGAGTGACGAGCGTGAATACCAGAACTGGAATTAACCAGCTGTGACACCGTACCTGAAGGTTTAACACAGCTGATAGCAGTAGAGACAGGGATGCCAAGGCGCTCAGCCCACTCAGCATTAGTAAGAACAGCGATAGATTTGAGATGCTCAAGTGTTTTCTCCAAGCCAGCATTCTTCGTGGTCATCAACGGATTGTCCATAATCCCTGTCATTGACACACCCAACAGTCTTTCCTCCTCAGTGTTCTTCTGCCAAATCTTACGTAAGTAAGGGAACTTAGTGTAAGTAGATTGGATAGTACCTAGGATGGTAGCCATACGAACCTTCTTCTCTAGGTCACCTATGGTATCAGTGGCACGTACTACTACCTCTGTCAAGTTACAAAACTGATTTTTTCGTAAAATTATTTCCGAACATGGATTTGTTCCGAACTCATGGTTAGCATCACGGCGTCCGTTCTTAGCTGCCTGTACCTTAGATGCCTGACGGTTAAAGATACCACGTTCACCTGAGCCTGACTCAACCAGTGCTGTCCACTCACGTAGGAATGACAAGCTGTCAGGCTTCTCAGTATATGCTACAGAGTTGTTAGCCAAGGCACGTTGCTTGTCGTTCTCCCACCATGCACCTGACTTAGCGTGACGCATACGATCATCTGAGAGATTACTCAGGGAGATCATAGCACTACGGCGTACACCACCCACCACTACTACCTCACCAATCTTACACATAATGTCGTGGCACTCAAGGGATGACAGCTTACGGCTCTGAGCAAACAAAACATTTGGTTGTGCGTCCTTGAATGTCTTAATAACAAAGTCAAACAGTTCAACCAAGGGTGCTGGGCCTGATGCTCTACCACCGAATGTCTTAAGCTTAGCACCAGCTGGACGAACAAGAGACACATCCCACTTAGGTATCTCACCAGCATAGAGTAATGAGATGAGAGTACGAAGGGACTTGGCCCAACCTTCCTTGCTGTCTTTAACAACAATAACTATATCACTATCAGACAACTCAGGAATATCTGGTAGTTTGTAAACTGACTCTCGCTCTACTGAGAACCCAACACCAGTACCACATAGCAAGATAAACATAGCCTCATCAAAAGCTTTCATGTCATCTACTGGTAGGTATGAACAGTTGTACCCAGCTGTATTGTCCCGTGTCATTGCTGGGCCAGCTGTCATCAAGGCCCTCATGCTTGGCATGACATCCAATGATAAGATAGCTTGTTCAATCTCTCTGATGTAAGAACTATTACCTGCGTTAGGTGTAACGATATGTTCCATGTAGCGAGATACTGTTTCACCCCATGTCTCACGCCTACCTTCTTTGTCCAACCAACGGGCGTACCGTGACTTGTGGATAAAGGATTGGTAATCGGTTGGTAAGTAGTTGCTGCTCATTTTGTTTCCCGTCCACTATTATCTTTATCTTCTTTTAACCACACCATACGATCAATGTCTGATCTGTTTAGCCCTATGTCCTTAAGCTCTTTGTCTGACAGTTGGTTCAGTACTTTGATTGCGTGTCTATGTTCTGACCACAAGACACAGTACCTCATAAACCTTACGAAGATATTGTTAACCCATCTTTGTTTCATCTGTTATCTCCTGATCCCTTGATGACACCACGTTTAGCACGGCTGTTTAGTTTTTCCATGTTAGCTTCCATCACCTCAGGTAAGTTGCTGTAGAAGTAGTTAGCCAAGGCTGTAGCGTAGAAGATAACGTCACCTAACTCCTTGACAATATCCTTCTGACTTACCTTAGTGTTGTCACGTAGATACTTCTTAACCTTCTCTGCTACCTCACCAGCCTCACCGACTAATCCAAGGGTGTTCTCTACTAGTCGTGTGTCACCTTCAGTAACGATCATACGCTCTACCCAGTATGAGTATTCCATTGGTGACACATTAACAATGCTGAAAGCCTCAATGTCTTCTTGTGTAATCATTCCTCTATCCTCTTCCATTCCGCTATCTCAGCATCTAAATTAAAGTACTCGTTAACATCTATCATATTCTCATCAACTAAATATCGAATGACAAAACCTTCACTGATTTCGTTTTGTTCAAGGAGAAGATGGAGTCCATAGTTATCAACCAGAGCACGAATCTTACTTTCTAAATCAAACATTGTCAACCACCTTTTTAATTTCCTTTATCACCAAAGTCTATTACGAGAGGATCAATGGACTTAGTAAAGTGTTTGACCATTTCGTATGCATCATTAAAGCTTTCTAACTCTACCTCTTGGTGTTCAAGAGTACCTTGTTCTGTTTCTACAAGGCAAAGGTTATAACAAAATCTCTCGTCATAATCATCGTCTTGGTAAGGCCCTTCGATAACACTGTGTATCTTTAAGATCATTTTTTCTTTTCCTTAATCCACTCCACAGGAATAAACTCTTGTGCGTATAAGAACCCATGTTTGTCGCACCAATCAGAGTAGGATGTCTTCGATCCTTTCCTGATCTTGGCCTTAGGATTACTGAAAACAAATCGAATGTCAAGCTCTGGATACTGTTTCTTAATTAATAAATGTTTCTTTCTGTCAGATGGAATGAAGCGTCCTTTTGTCTCAATGTATATGCCATTAGGTAACTGAAAGTCAGGGGTGTAATGACGAACCTCTGCTACACTGTAAGGTATCCTTGACTCTTCATACTTAAACTTAACCTTACGTAACTTTAACCAAGCAGCTGTCCTACTTTCTAATCCTGATCTGAATCGCATTTAGGTGGCTCCCATGTCTGTCCTACATACCTACGTAGCCACAACAATCTGGCATTCTCAATGACCCGTGCCTCTTCTCCGTTGTATGCGTGTAAACATTCCTCATACATCTGAGCCTCAGTTGTACACTCAGCAAGCATCTTAGTTGCCTTCACTGGGCCTATACCATACAGACCAATGATGTTGTCAGCCTTGTCACCTGTCAGTATCTGATTGTAAAAGAAACGTAAGCCCTCAAACTCACCTACCTCTACCATAGTACGTTTGTTGGGGTTGTAATGTGAGCATGGTATCTGAAGCATGTCCTTATCTATTGACACAACGATAGCATCCTTGCCATAGTTGGTAGCCCATATACCACACAGATCGTCAGCCTCTTCACCCTTAGATACAATAGCATCCCAGTTATCTATCATGTGCTTACGTATATCCTGTAAATGTTGTGGCTTCTCAACGCCTTTACGATTACCTTTGTAGTCATGCGTGATGGCTACGTCATACCTGAAGTTACCCTTACCTGTAAGAAAGACTGCGAAGTTACTGGCGTCAACCTCCCACATAATTTCGTTAAGAGACTGCCAAAGAATGTCATCTAACTTGTCAAGGGCATCCTCTACTGAATCATTCTCACAGGAAAAAGCTGCACGATAGGCGAAGGGGTCACCATCTACTAGCACTTGTTTATTATTTTCCATTTAACCTAGCTCTT